TCTGGTTCGTTTGTAATTTCTGGTGATATTACTTCTGGTTCAACTGCATTTGCAATGATATCAGCATCTATATTACCAAGCAGTACAGCAGATATTGCTGATATTTTTGGTGAATCTCCATTTGGTAAGAAAAGAGCATACGCTTATACATACTTTGAAAATGCAACTGGTAACTATACTGGTTCTATTGCAGATGGACAAGGTGTAAAAATATATGGTACAACATTACCAACTCAAGACTTTGCATACGATTCAACTCATTCATCTACACCTTGGGTTAAATCTCAAGTAGATAATAACGGTCTTAGATATGACCTTTTCCGTTTCCATACATTAGGTGATGGTAATACATACAATACTAAATTTAAAGTTGGTATTTCAAATGTTAAAGCAGCTGGTGAAGATGGTTCAACTGATTATTCTGTATTTACTGTAACTTTAAGAAAATTCGATGATACTGATAAGAGAAAGTCTGTAGTTGAAACATATAATAATGTAAACTTAGACCCATCATCTCCTAACTATATAGCTAGAAGAATTGGTGATAAGTCTTATACAATTGATGATAATGGTAAAATCACTGAATATGGTGATTATTCAAATAAATCAGCAAACTTTAGAGTAGAAGTTGCAATGGAGGGTTCATTCCCTATTTCAGCAGCACCATTTGGACATGATGCATATGTAAACCCAATTTATTGTGGTAATGTAGGTTTATCTCAAAAAGTACCTGCAGTAGCTTTCCAAACTGGTTCAGCAAACAATGGTTCATCTTCTCCAATCTACTTTAGTGGATTTGATTTTGAAACATCTGGAGTTAGTATGGATAACAAACAATATTGTAATCCACTTACTAAAGTAACTGAGATTGGTTCAAACACAATATTTGCATTTGATTCTCAATTAAGTTATCAAATGACTGGTTCAGCAACTGCTGATATGGTTAAGAGACAATTTGTATTAGCATTCCAAGGTGGTTTTGATGGTGTAAATCCAACTAAAACTATCGCTAAAGCTGGTGATACTGATTGGGGAGCAGCTAACAACCAAGGATTTGATTGTTCAAAATCAACAGCATCTGGTTCAGTAGCTTATTCTAAAGCAATTAACGCTTTATCAAACCCTGATGAATATGATATCAATATGGTTGTAACACCAGGTATCAATAGACAATTACACCCATCTATTACTCAAAAGGTAATTGATATGGTTGAAGATAGACAAGATGCATTCTACATCGCTGATTTTACTGATTACGATGCAACAATTACTGATGTAACTGAGCAAGCTAATATGGTGGATTCAAACTATGTAGCAACTTACTATCCTTGGTTAAAAACAATAGATTCTAATACAAACAAACTTACAACTGTACCTCCTTCTACATTGTTACCAGCGGTTTACGCTAGTAGTGATAGATTATCGGCTGAGTGGTTCGCACCTGCTGGTTTGAATAGAGGTGGTATCATTGGAGCAGTAAGTGTATTGAATAGATTAACTCATTCTGAAAGAGATACTTTATATGAAAACAAAGTAAACCCAATTGCAGCATTCCCTGGACAAGGTATTGTAGCATTTGGACAAAAGACTTTGCAAGATAAAGCATCTGCATTAGATAGAATTAATGTAAGAAGATTACTTATCACTGTTAAGAAGTTCATCGCATCTACATCTCGTTACTTAGTGTTTGAACAAAATACAGCAGAGACAAGAAATAGATTCATTAACACTGTAACTCCTTACTTAGAGGGTATCCAACAAAGACAAGGTTTGTACGCATTCAATGTTGTAATGGATTCATCTAACAATACACCTGATGTAATTGATAGAAACATATTAGCAGGAGCAATATTCCTTCAACCGGCTAAGACAGCGGAATTTATCGTAATAGATTTCAACATCTTACCTACTGGAGCAAGTTTCTCAGCATAGTATGAAAATAAACAAAATTAATATTTATTAATATAAAATAAAAAGAAAATGGCAGAAGATTTAATATTACCGTACGATAAGATGATTTTCAATCAGTTCGAACCAAAAATGAAGAACAGATACTACATGGAAATGTCAGAAGTTGGTATCCCAGCATTTATGGTAAAGACAGCAAATAGACCTGAAATCAATTTTGAAACTGTTACTATTGACCATATTAACGTACAAAGAAAATTGAAAGGTAAAGGTACTTGGCAAGATTTAAATATCACTTTATATGACCCAATTGTTCCTTCAGCTGCACAATTAGTAATGGAGTGGGTTCGTTTATCGCATGAATCTATTACTGGTAGAGATGGATATGCAGAATTCTACAAAAAGACCATTAACTTTTATATGTTAGGTCCTGTTGGAGATAAAGTAGAAAAATGGACTTTAAATGGTGCATTTATTACTAAGGCAGCTTTTGGTGAGGTAGATTTTAGTAACGCTAATGAGCCTGTATCAATTGATTTAACATTGGCTTACGATTACGCAGTTCTTGAATACTAATATTCAAAACAATATAAAATTAAAGGGGATACTAAAATATCCCCTTTTTTATGCTTTCTAATTTTTTCAATTCTATGTATTTATATATACAAACTTAAAACAAGTAAAGTTATGACAGAAAAAACATATGATTTTCCAACCGAAGTGTTGGATTTGCCATCCAAAGGTAAATTGTATCCAAAAGAAAATCCATTATCGTCTGGTAGAATCACAATTAAGTATATGACAGCAAAAGAGGAAGATATTCTTTCTTCTACAAACCTAATTAAAAAAGGTATTGTGCTAGATAAATTATTTGAATCTATTATAGTTGATGATGTAAATATTAATGATATATTAGTAGGTGATAAAAACGCTATTATATTAGCAACTCGTTTATTGGGATATGGCGCAGATTATAATGTATCGTTTTATTCATCTAAAGCAGGTAAAAGTATAGAAACTACTGTAGATTTATCTCAAATCAGAACAAAGGATGTTGATACATCTATGTTTGATTATAAAAATGAATTTGAATTTAAAACTCCAAGTGGTAATGTATTAACTTTTAAATTACTTACACATGGTGATGAGGGATTAATTGAAAGAGATATTGCGGCATTAGAAAAAATGAATAAAGATACATCTTTTGAAATTACAACTAGATTGAGATATATGATTAAAGCCGTAGATGGTAATAAAGATATAGCACATATAAATAAATTCATCAATAATTCTTTTTTAGCTAAAGATAGTAGAGCTTTTAGAGATTATATTAAAAAAATCTCTCCAGATATGAACATGACATTTACATATGTACATGAAGATGGAGAAAGTGAGGTGGCGCCTATTCCAATGGGCGTAGGGTTTTTTTGGCCTAGCGAAGAATCATAGTGCTATGATTCACACTCAAATATTTGAGATGGTGGAATATAGTAATGGTTTTTCTTTAATGGAATTATATAAATTACCAACATATCTTAGAATATTCTATTATAATAAATTAGTAGAATCAAAGAAAAAAGAACATGAAGAAGCAAAAGCAGCCCAATCTGCAAATGCATCTAAAGTTAGGATTAGGAGATAATACTTCTATTCCTAACTTTTTTCTTTTATATCATATTTATAGATGAATTAGTGTAAATAAACGATAATGGCAAAATATAAAATAAAAAAACATCAATTAAAAGAGTTTTTTGGATTGTTTACTAAAAAAAGAACACCTGAAAAACTTCAAAAATTAATTGACAAAGACCCTATATTGCAAAAATTAAAGGCAGATGTAGATAAATTAAACTACAAATACAAACCAGCAATAGATAAAATAAAAGATGAAAAGCCTGAAATGTTCAGAATGTTTCAGGATTGGGGATTAATACCAAATGATTATAATTAATGGCTGAAAGATTATCAGATAATGAAGACCAAAAACGATTAGATATTCTCAAAGATATTGAGATGGTTAATCAGCGAATTGAAGAACAAAATAAATTAGCTGCAGTTGTTGGTGCGGAACAACGTAAGAGACTTGAAAAACAAATTGAAAAAGAGCAAGAAAAGCTAAAATTATTACAAAAACAAGTTGACCCTTTACAAAAGCAATATGATTTAGCTGACGAATATAGTGATTTACAGGATACATTACAATCTTCTTTTACAAAATTAGATGTTGGTGCTAGAAAATTAATAACTACTAATAAAGTAGGTGGAACTGCATTTGCATCTCTTGCAGCTGATATATTACAAATAAAAGACCAACAAGCAGGATTATCAGAAGATGAACTTAAAAATAATCAAAAGAAATTAGATGTTTATACTTCATTGTACACATCGATAACTGAACAAGCAGATGCAGCAGCAAGTGTAAAAAATCAATTATTAGGTCAAACAGAAGCTGATAGTAGAAGACTTCATTTTGAAGAAAGTATAGCTAATTTAGCCCCAGAAGAAAAAAAGAAATTAACTGATTTATTTCAACTAAAAGAAAATTTAATACAACAAGAGAAAAGATTAAAAACAATACAAGACGAAGCTGACGATTTATATCAAAAATTACCAACATTTTTACAAGATGGTGTTGATATGGCTAAGAAGCTTGGAAAATCTTTATCAGCTGGTATGTTACCAGTTGTGGCTCTTGGAGCTCTAATTGCAGCAGCGTTAGCATCATTTACAGAATTAGAAGCAGCCGCTGGTAAATTTAGAGAAGAAACTGGATTAACAAAATCACAAACAAAAGATATAGCTAACCAAGTTAGAGAAATTCGTGCTGAATTTGCTGGATTGGGTATTGAAGCAAAAGATGTATATGATGCCGTTGCTGCATTAAAAGGAGAATTTAGTGATTCCACTCAATTAACAAAAGGAGTAATTGCTAATGTTACTTTATTAAATAAACAATTTGGAGTATCTCAAAAAGATGCAGCAGCAGTTAATATGGTATTTCAAAGTATGGCAGGATTATCAGCATCAACTGCTCAAAGTGTTTCTCAGCAAGTAGCTGAATTAGCTAATGCAGTTGGGGTAGCTCCATCTAAAGTATTTAGCGATATAGCAGATGCTGCCGAAAGTACTTACACTTATTTTAAAGGAGATGTAAACTTAATAGCTAAGCAAGCAATTGAAGCCAGAAGATTGGGTAGTAGTTTAAAAGATGTATTAAAAACAACTGAAGGACTTTTAGATTTTGAAAATGGTATTGAAAAAGAATTAGTAGCAGCAACTTTTGTTGGAGGACAATTTAATTTATCTCAGGCTAGAGCATTAGCATATGCTGGTAAGCATGTTGAAGCTCAGCAAGAAATATTAAGACAAGTTGAGAGAAATGGTAAATTTGCTGACCAAGATGTATTTACTAAAAGAGCATTAGCAGATGCAGCTGGTACTACGGTGGAGAATCTAACTAAGCAATTACTTATTCAACAAAGATTAGGTAATTTAAGTGAAGCTGAAAAGAAAAGAGTAGCTGATGCTATTGATAAAGGATTGGATATTACCAATATGACAGATGCTCAATTAGCAGCAAAAACTGCACAATTAACAAAAGAGCAAGAGATAGCAGATAAGGTTACACAAATGGAAAATTCATTTAAAGGTATAGTTGCCTCTGTAGGTGAAGGATTACTACCTTTAATGGAGGCTTTATCTCCAATAGTAACTACATTAGGTAATATATTTGGTGCGATATTTAAGGCATTAAATGCGATACCAGGTCTATTCCCCGCTATTATTGGTGGATTGACAGCAATGTACATCTTAAGTAAAAAAACAGCGTTGTTAAAAATGCAATCGGCAATTGCATCTATATTTGAAGGAAATGCAAAATGGGGAGCAATTGGTTTGATAGCAGCCGGAGCTGGAGTAGCTGCATTGTTAGCATATTTGGGAAGTGCAAAAGTTAAAGAGACTGGTGATATGGCTATAATGCCTGGTAATGGTGTACAAATATCAACAGAAGAAGGTGGTATATTTAAACCATCTCCAAATGACCAAATAGCAGTAGCACCAAATGCAGTATCTAATTTACAAAATTTAAGTAGAGTTCAAAGTGGTAGAGCTACTACAACATTAGCAAATAATCGTACTAATAATGCATCAATTGGTGTTGATGTTTTAGTTCAAGAAATGAAAGCATTAAGACAAGATATGAATTCTGGTAAAATTGGAGTTTATATGGATGGTTTACGAGTTACATCTGGAATTGCGGTAGCATCTGAAAAGAGCACTCGTAATAATTTTAATTACGGACAAAGAACATAATATATGCCAAGTTTAGAAGAATTATTTAGAAGCCAAAAAATAGAAAAAGGACCTAATACGGGATTGACCGCAGAAGAGGCATATGCTCCACAAAATAGTAAATCTAGAGATATTACATCATCAAATATTTTTATTAATAAAGTAAATTCTTTAGGTGGTAGTCCTTTAAAATTATTTGATGTTCTTGGAAAAGTAAACAAAGCTAGAAAGAAAAGTAGTATTACATTAGGAGAAACTTTAGCAGAAGAAAATGATACGGGATTAAAACAATTTGCAATTTCAGGAAAACCATATATCTATGGATTGGATTTTTTTAGAATATCAAATGGTAGAACGCAAACATTGGTGACAATGAATAAGGCAGCTGCTAAAGGTATACCTGGTGGATTTGATGATAAAATAGGAAATGCTGTTGGAAATTATGCTGGAGATGCTGTTACGAATTTTCTTAATAATCCAAAAAAAGCAGAATTACCACCACTTCCTGATTTAGCAGCATTGGGAACTGAAATTGCAATAGATATTGGTGATAGATTGTTAGGTGCGGTATTACCAAAACCAATGATACCAACTAAAGTTGCAACGGAATTTGAAAAATGGTATGAATCACCAGCAGAAGATAAAAAGCCAGCTAATCAAAGTTTTTCTTCTGAATTTAATACGGATAAAAAAATAATTGAATTAGTAAGACAATCTAAAGTAAAAGGAGCTTTAACAAATGCGGTAAAAGCTAATAAAAACATTTTATCACAAACTAAAGATTTTTTAATATCAACGGCGGGTACTGTAGTTAGTGGTCTTGTAAGCGCTGGGGTATCTTCATTAGTTAGAAAAGGTGCAAATAAGATACTTAACAATAAATTAGGTAATATACTAATGGGAAATGGCGGAGGTACATCCCAATTGGTAACAGAATATACAATTAAATATTCAAGTAAAAATCCATATAGTAAAGTTGCTTTATTTGAAACATTTAAATCTTTGGATGAACTTGGTACATTAAAAAGCAGAGCACTTAATTTACTTGGAGGTGAAAGATTAAGAAAAGCAATTGACCAAAATAATCTTATAAAAACAGCCCAAAATAGTCCTGAAAATGCAAAATGGTTACCTGGATTTAAATACGCAGTTCCAAAAACAGACCAACAACTTTTAGAAGATATTAATAAAGAAAAAGAAGGAATAACAGAACATGTAGTAAATGACCTTTTCCATCTTAGAGGTATGTCAAAAGGGCAAGATTTTCTAAACTTAGCAAAGTCCGTACAACCTGGTACAGGTGTAACTGATACTGATTTAAAACCATATGATTCTTATGATTTTGTTGCATTAAAATTTTATTCTACATATCAAGATAAACATATTCAATTTAGATGTACGGTAAAGGAATTAACTGAAACTTTTACACCATCTTGGCAAACTAATAAATTTATAGGCAATCCATTTAATTTTTATACATATAATGGAATCGAAAGAAGTTTAGAATTTTCATTTAAAGTATTTTCATTAAATGCGTTGGAACATAAAAACGCATGGAATAGATTAAATTATTTAGCATCATTAACATATCCACAAGATTATTCAGGAGTAGTTGGAGCAGTTACACCACCACTTATTAAGTTTACATTAGGTGATATGTATATAGGAAAAGATGCTATAATTGATGCATTAAGTTATAGTATTGATGAGACTACTCCTTGGGAAATTGGAACAAATGCAAAATTAGCAGGACCTATTGCGGCTCATGTTGGGGGTGGTTATTTATTTGTACCGGATACAACTGGAGCAAGTAGTGTTGAAAATTATAAATTACCAATGATAATAAATGTAACTATGACATTAAAATTCTTAGAAAGTAGAAATAGTACTGCTAAAGGATTATATGCATATGGAGATTAAATAATTTAATTTATGCCAGAACAAATACCATCATTCGAAATAACAGACGTAGTAAAAGATTGGCGTGCTCCTGTAGTCTTTCAAACTGGGGAGGGCAAAGTTTATGTTGTTGAAGGTGTATATAACCGTAATACCGATATCATCGCTCGTACAGCATTAGGAAATAATTATCAAACCGAAGCTATTGCGGACTTGGTTGAATCAGGTTTTAAAACAGTTGCAAGTGGAGCTGGTGACGGCTGGGCTTGGGCTGGTTTAAAAATACTTGTTAAATCAGTAGGAACTACTTTTAAAGAAAAAATTAATGGTGCTACATGGGGACATGCATTTGAAGCAGGTTTTTTGATAAATGCGTTTAACCCATCAAATTTGGTACATGCACCAAAAAAAGGCTCAATTGGACAAAGAATAGCTCATGGCTACGACCAAGTTTTAAGAGGAGATAAGCAGGGTAACACTAAACTTGCAAGAGCAGATTTAGCATGGAATCCAATACAATTTAATATACCTGGATTACCTAATAAGATTAGACCTTGGTCAACTGAAGTTGGAGCATATAAAATAGAAACAAAGGTAATAGGGCATAGAATATATGAAACTTTGTACTCCACCGAAGGTGAAGCCGGTGCGGAAGTTGAAAAAGCAGAAACGGCATTACATTCTGGAACTAGTAAAAGTGATTTTTCAAATAGAGAAAAGTTTCCAATACAAACAATCCAATATGGCACAGCTGGCTCAATGAGACTTCCAACACTTGAAGAATTTAGAGTATCATCAGCTGATTACGCTAATGATGAAAACTATAAAAATTTGGTAAAGCAAGGATTTATTAAAGAGAGTAATCAATATTGGGAATCAAAACATAACATAACACTTCCACAATATATCGAACTAGGTACATTTAGAAAGGAAATAAAAAGAGGAACTGAAATTGAACATGAAGATTTGCAAGCATTTGAAAGATGGAATTACAATACTATGCAAGAAAATGCAGCGTATTTAAAAGCACTTAACAATGGAACTATATCCGTATATGGAAGTGACCCTTTAATAAATGATATATTAAAAGCACCCGTAATGGTATTAACTGGAGCAAATTATTTAGCCGCAGCTGCATTTGGAACGGCTGCTACTGGGGTTGATATAGTTGGTGGATTGATAAATAGCTCAATTAATGCCGTTTTATCAATACCAGATATTCTTACAACTGGTTATAATGTTACAAGGGTTAAAATAGCTGAATACAAAAATTCTGGAAATGAAAGAGACTATTGGGAAGATTATTATAAACAACATCCAGCAAAACAATGGAATTTACCAAATGTAGTAGTAGTAAAAAATCCAAAAAGTGTTAATAATAATAAATTTGTACCTCCACCAACACCAAATGAAGAAAGAAATAATTTAATTAAATTAGTTAAATCAGATACGCAAACAAAAAATAATAATATTATA